GAATTCGCCCTGTGTTCCGATAATCGAGACAGTGCCGCCTGTGACGTTCATATCGAAACTGACCCAATATGTCATATATCTCACGCTCGGAACGGTCGTGAGATGCACCCAATTGTTGGCTCTCAAGGTGATGGTCGAGGTTGGGCTCGGGCATAGGTTCGTGATTATCATCGGACATCACCCGCCCGACGGACGCTCCTATGCGCGTGGCATCGTGTCGCCGGAGAAGAAGCCCGGAAGCCCCCCCCCCACGGCTTTATCGTAAGTGTCGGCCAATTCCAAAATCGGATTGGCGATATTCGCGGCACTGCCGTTCGGATAGAATTCGACACGTATCCGGCCACTGCCGGTGGAGTTGAATCGCAGGAGCAAATTGTTCGCATTCTGGGAGACGGTGGCATAAGCGATAGGCTTGGTGTCGCTTGACTCGAGACTGTACACCGTGAGCGGCTTCGGATTTTTGTCGTGTTCCGTCCAGAGGAAGCAGGCGAATACGAGTGCCGCGTTTTTCGGCACGGTGAGATTGAAACCATAACCGCCATTGTTGCCATAGATGTTCAGCTGCTTGGTGTCGGCGTTATATGATGCCTTCACTTCACCGGAAATGTTTACGTCGGCGAATGGGCCGGTGAAATTCGGATTGGTGAAATAGTTAATCCTCTGCATGCGTATCCCCCTTCACGCTTTCGAGCACGTCGGCGGGAATCAATTTCATGGCCGCGTTGAGCTGACTGGTCAGGATTGCGATTTGCTTGTTGAGAGTGCCGATCTGTTGCGAGAGCTGGTCGATGACCTCGTTCGCGTCGGCTGGAATCTGAGCCAAAATAGTCTCCTTAAATACGAAACCCCCGCAATCCGCGTGGATTGCAGGGGTTGAAAAAACTGGAATGCTGGATTAGTCTGCGGCGGTCATCGTGTCGATACGCGTCACGCCCTTAAGCTCGTCCAAGGTGAGCGTGCGGGTAACGTGAGTGACAATATCCTCCAACAAGACACTCTGGCCAGTATCATCAAACGTTGCACGCACGCCACGCGAATCATCCTGCCAAACCTCACCAGCATCCTGAGCAAACGTGAACCGCAAGCCCAAACGATACAGTTCAGCCTTCAAACTCTCCTTCGGCGGGCGCAAATCCAAAACGCCAGACGCAGACGCAGTAGTAGTTTCGGCATTATCAGCCATAATCAATCTCCAATCATCAAAATCAAATAGTGAACATCATGAACACGGAAACCCACCAGGCGACGGATTGCTGTCGAGTGCCGACGCGGAGGTGACCGCGCAGGTACACGCCGTCGCCGTTGATGTCCGGGTCCACGGTGCTGGGGACCGTGTTTCCGGGAACGAACGCGCCGCCATACTGGCCGTTGTTGAAGATGCAGGGCACGTTCAGGCCGATTTTCGGGGTGAATCCTTCCTTGAACCAGCCGATGTCGAGGTAGTCGCCTGCGTTGAGCGTGACGCTCTTTTTGTCGGAACGCTGCAATTCCAACTGCATGTAACAAGTGTTGCCGATCACGGTCATGTGACTGCGGTAATCCTTGCCGCTATCACCCGCGTAAGCAGTCCAACCCGACGAAGGAACGAACCAGTCGCTCAAATCCGTGTACACGACAGGGTCGATACGCGAACCATTCACGTAAATACCCAAGCCGCCGATATGTTTCGACCAACCATCCTCACCGTTGATGTCCACACGGCCAGCATTCATCTGAATACGTGAAGCGCCGGAATTGAAACGGACGACCGACAATTCACTATTCGACGGGTCAATACCAATGTTCAAACGCCGGTAAGCGCCAGGGTCGTTCTGACCCGACGGGTTGAAACCATGCGACTGTCCCTGCGTATACCATGCGACACCATTCGCGTCATAGCATTTCAGTAGACCATACACACTGCCGTCACTGGCCGTCGTATTGTTCAATACCAATCGTGGGCCTGACAATGCGGTCTGGAACCTGCCGGAAAGCAGATTGTCGGTACCGTTCAAATGGATGGTGCGATTGTTCGACTTGTCGTAGAAGTCCAAAGCTCCACCGGACAGTTTGAAACCGGTATTAGCTGCGGAACTCGACTGAATCGTGCCACCAGTAATCGTTCCACCGGTGATCGTGCCACCCTCCAACGTGGCGGCGGTTATCTTACCGTTCGTCAGTAAAGCGCCATTCATCTGAATGGTGCCGTCAGACTTCAACGTGAACTTCGCGTTACCATTCCCGTCGTAGGCGACGAGACCACCGGAAGTGAGCTTCAACCCACGGTTGGCAGTACTGGAAGTCTGAATGGTGGAACCGGTCACGGTCACGCCACTCAAATCCGACCCCGACTGGATACTGCCCTTCAACGACAGCACGCCGGATTTAGCATCATACGAGAGTTTGTCTCCCACGTAGAAGCCGGAAGAGTTCAGTGTCGTCTTCCCGTCAGGAGACGTGAACGCGCTACCAGTAATCACAGCGCCGGACACCGTGCCGCCAGTGATCGTCGAACCCGTCACGGTGCCACTGAACGTCGCACTGCCGGACGCGGCATTCAACGTGACAGTGGCCTTGCCCTGCGTGTTCCGCAACACCAAGCCGCTATCGTTCAGCAACATGCGCGAGTTCGCGGTACGGAACTCGCTACCCACAATCGACGTGCCGCTGATCGTGGAGCCGGACAGTATCTCACCGCACATGGCGACCGTGCCGGACTGAGAATCCAGTACGAACGACTCATCATCAGCCAAATCCACAGTCACCAGCACGGACGGACTATTGTTCGGTTCGCCCTGCCAATATGTGTAATACGCCTGACGTTTCCTACCGGATTTCGCCTTGGCGACGATACCAGCATCATTGATGACCATCCGCCCATCGGACGTGCGGAACACGCCACCCTGAATCGTCTTGCCATACAATGCGTCGGCCTTGATGTTCTGACCGGTCACACTATTGGCGGCAAGCTCACCGGCCTGAATCTGATGCGCCTTCAAAAGCGCGACGGTCATATCCTCAGTGACCTTGAGCTTCGCCGTGGTCACCGAATTGGCGAGAATCTTATCCGACGTGACAGCGTTCGTCACAATCTTGTCAGAAGTCACCGCGTTGGCGGCGATCTTTCCTGAATTGATGGCGTTGGCTATGATATTGTCTGATGTGACCGCGTTAGCCGCTATATCCCCCGCCTGAATCTGATGAGCCTTCAGGAGAGCCACCATCATATCCTCAGTGACGCGGAGTTTGGCCGTGGTCACGGAATTGGCTGCAATCTTGTCGGACGTGATGGACAGTGCGACGATATTGCGCGCCTGCACGCTGTCCGCAGCGAGCTTGCCAGCGGTCACCGCGTCGGCGACCAGCTTTTCGGTCGTGACCGAATTGGCTGCGAGCTTGTCAACGGTGATGGCATTGGCCTTGACCTTCTCGGCGGTCACTGAGTCGGCGGCGAGATGCTTCGCGGCCACCGTGCCAGCAGCGAGGATGTTGTTCGCCACGAGGTCGAATGGCTCGAATCTCGTACCGTCCCACGTCAGGACTTCCACCACACGATCGGACAAGGGCACCAAGACGCTCGGACTGTTGTTCGGCGCGCCCGTCCAGTACGTATAAAAATCGGCCAGCATGGACGGCGAATTGTTCTTCTCACCCTTCCACCTCGTCCAATATTTCTGCGTGCGCCACCACATGTCCCCCGGCTTCAAGCCATCATGATTCGGCTCGTCGGGGCCACGGTAGATGAGGTTCTTACCATCAGCAGTGGTCTGCGCCTTCTGAGCGGCGGCCTGAGCCTGATTAGCCTGAGAAGCCGCATTGGCCGCAGCCGTCTGCGCCTTGTCAGCGGTGGATTGAGCGGTCTTGGCCGCATCATTCGCCTTGACAGCCGCATTCGCGGCGTCAGTAGCGGCCTTGTCGGTCACAGCCACCCAAGCCGACCCATTCCACCTTTTCGGCGTGTTCGCGCCATTCGTGGTGTCAATCCACAAGGTCGAAGCCTTGCGCATCGACGTGGCCGGCGCCGTGCTCTGAATCAGCACGTCGGCCTTGCCATTGGCCACGCCAGCGGCGGCAGCTGCTGCGGTATTGGCCTTCTGCGCGGCATTGGCCGCATCGGTGGCGGATTGTGCCGCACTGTCTGCGGTGGCCTTGGCCTGCGTGGCAACGCTCGAAGCGTTCGAGGCGGTGGTCTTCGCAGCCGAAGCGTCCGTCTTGGCCGAAGCCGCGTCGGACTTGGCCGCATTGGCCGAAGCATTGGCCGTGTTAGCCAAAGTCTCCGCATTGCCAGCGGTCTTCTTCGCGCTTTCGGCTGCGGTCTGCGCCGCGTCGGCGGCGCTCTTCGCCTGACCTGCGGTCGCGGTCGCGCTCTTGGCGGCAGCGGTAGCAGCATTGGCGGTATCCTGCGCGGTCTTCGCCGCACCATTGGCCGTATCAGCCGTGCCCTGCGCGTTCTTCGCTGCGGCAGCGGCATTCTCGGCAGCTTTGCGGGCATCCGTGGTCTTAGCGGCATTGTCCGCGATATCCGACTTCGCCTTGGAAATTTCGTCCGCGTTCTTCTCGACATCGGCATAGCCGAGATGGTTCCAATTCGAGCCATCCCAGACAAGCGTATCGATCACGCGGTCGGCCAGCGGCACAAGCACGGAAGGTGAATTATTCGGCGCTCCCTGCCAGTACGTGTAAAAGTCGGCCAGCATGGACGGCGAATTATTCTTCTCGCCCTTCCAGCGGGTCCAATATTTTTGGGTCTTGAGCCACAAGTCACCGACAATCAGATTGTCCTTCGGCTCGTCCGGCCCACGAAACGTATGATTCTTGCTATGGGCTTCGGCATACGCCTGCGCAGCCGACTCCTTCGCCTTGCTGATCTCGCCATTCGCCGTGGTCAGATCGGACTTGGTTTGGGCGATATCCTTCTGCGCTTGAGACAAAGCCGTCTGATTCGCGGCAATCGTCTGATTCGCGGCGGTCAGACTGTCCTGATTGGCTTTGATGTCGGATTTCGCCGCAGCCAACTGCTTCGACAAGTCAGTCTGAGCCGTCTTGTTCGCGGCGATATCCTTCTGAGCCTGAACGAGCTTCGCCGTATTGTCGGCCAGAGTCTCCCGAGCGTCCGCCAAGTCAGCCTGACCCGTCTTGATATCGGCCTTCGCCTGTTCCAACTGTTTCGACGCATCAGCCAAAGCCGTCTTGTTCGCGGCAATCGTCTTGTTCGTCTCGGCCTGTTGAGCGTTGATCGCATCCTGAGCCGACTTGTTATCCTCGACGGTCTTGCCAAGAGACTTCAACGCCGCGTTAGCCGTATCCTGCTGTTTTCTGACTGCATCGACGCCCTGAGCGTTCGCGTCGATCTTCTTCGCCGCGGCATCCAAATCGGAACGCAGTTGGGTCTGCTGGCTCTTCAAAGCGTTCGCAGCGTCAGTGTTCGCGTCAATATCCTTGCGGGCGGAATCCAACCCGTCGCTGACCTTCTTCACCTGAGCGGCGGCATCGGACTTCGCGGCATCCAGAATCTCCGACGCCGTATCATTCAAATCCTGCTGCGACACGATAGGTGCGATGATGACGGTCGCGTGCTCCGACTCGTCGGAGGCGTTCGGCTTGGACACGCCATTCACGTCATGCGCATTGTCATAGGCGACGGCCCAAACCTCGACCACATCACCGACCGGCAGCACGCCGGTGGCAAGCTCGCCTTTCCCACGCAACTGGCCCAAATCCAACGATTCACCAGTGCTATCAGGCTTCGCATACAATTTCACATGGTCGAAATCGGCGGGAACACCACCCTCAAGAGTGCCGTCCCATTGGACGAACACGCATTCCGTCCTACACACTGCGGTCACACCGGTCGGCCTGCCCGGAGGCGTCGTATCGCCAACCCACGGGATGATGCCATTACTGCCCGGCATCGCCGCACCCGTATCACCGCCGCCAATCCACGTCTCCGTGCCGTCGCCGTTATCGACGGCGATGGTGCCGGACAGGTACGTCAACCGCATATTGCTGTTACGCAGGGCGATATCCGCCAAAGTCAACGGAAGAGAAGCGTCATCGGGTCTGATTTCAACATGGTCTGCCAAAACGCACACTCCAAAAACAGAAAACCCCACGAAAACGTGGGGTGGGTACAAGAAAACCCCACGAAAACGTGGGGTCTGATATCATGCGGTCGGGTCTGCCACAGGGTCGAACTTCACTGTCACCTTGCCGGTCTGGTCGCCGCTCATCTGCATCAACCGCATCGGATACACGCCGTCCGGCAGATCAGGGAAGCCGTCTATGGCGATGTCGAACATCTCCCCCGGCCAGAACGAACCCAACGGATGCAAAGGCAATCCCATCGCATCGCAGTCGTTCACGTCTATCTCGCCGCTCAACTGCATCAACGGCTGACGGTTCGCGTTCAACATGCCGTCAGCCGCAGCGGCCAACAGTTCATACGTTTTCGCGTCCGTGTCACTCGTGGTGGTCTCCCGCAGCGGATACGGGTCCTGACGTTTCACCAGAGTCAAATCCTCGCTCTGGAAGCACATCGTTCCGGCATCCGAACCGGCACCGGTCGCATACACGCGCATGTACGGTGCGGTACGGTCGATCTTGATGTTCTCCAACGTGCCACCATACGGTGAGCACGACAGACTCAATCGCTTGTCCTGATTCAGATAGATGTCGCCGTCCGAACCGGCGAGGAACCTGAACCGGACATGCTGCGAATCCGACAAGTAGGGCCGGAACTGCATGTCAGGCCCGCCATCCGCGTTCGCTATATTCTTCAGAATGTCAGCCGCGCGATGGTTCGACACGTTGAAATCCTTGTATTCCACGACGGTCTGCCGTGGAAGCATCGTCTTATGCGGCCCATCGGTCGAAGTCGTGCTGCCGGTCTGGTTGCCGTTCCCGTCGAACGAGTACACGGTGGTGGTCGTGGTCACGGTACGTTCGGAATAATCCTTGTAGTTCTTCGTGACCGTCTTCTTCACGACCGTGGTCTGCGCCGTGGTCAACGTCTTCACGGTCGTATGCTGTTTCGTGACCTTGCCCTTGCGCGTATTGTACGTGTACGGTTTAGTCTCCGTGACCTGCTTCGTCTTCTTCGTCACATGCTGTTCCGTGATCGTGGTCGTGTCACCGTCAACGGAAGTCTCCACATACCCGTCAGCCGTGTTCACACGCTTCTTGCTCTTCTGCTTCGGAGCGTTCTTATCCTCGCTCGACCCATCGGAAGGCAGCGAATGCGTGCCCGTCTCGTTCAGGTAAGGCAAATCGATGGGCAGTCCACCGCCCGGCTTGACGCTCGTGCATTGGCGGATTACCTCACACGCCAACGCACGCCACGACAGGTTCTCCCAACGGAACGACCGTTTGGACGTGTGGCCCGCATCCTTGCCGAAAGCATCCTCATGCACCAGATACCGGTCGTTCAGCAAGCCCATCATGCTCACGTAAGGCACGCTCACATCATGCCAACTGGACGTGCGAACGCCCAACGCGCCCGCCAATATCGGCGTGCCCATCGACGCGGTGTCATCCAACACGCTCTTCCAACACAACACAAGGCCACGCTTGTACGGCTGCAACGCGGCTGCACGGGCAGCCGGGTCATCGCCCGGTATCTGGGACCAAGGCAGTTCCAAGCCGGACACCTCGTCATCGCCAACGCCCTTGTCCTTCGTCGTGGAAAAACTCGAATCCGAAACGGTCATCGACCAAGTGAACGACGGTATGTCGATCTCCTGGGCCAACTGGCCGGAAACCGTGTCATACAGGTACGCCACCCAAGACATCAGACCACCTGTCCCCTATCCCAGATGATGAACCGGCGTCCGCACCACAAGGCGTCCTTGTTGTCCTGCGACGCATTGTAATGGAACACGGGGGCGTTGCCGTTCTGCAACCAAGTACGCAAGCGGGCGGTATGATGCCCCTTGTTCACGGCGGTCACATACGACGTCTCATGCGTCTCCCACGCGCCATACGAAACGAAGTTCGCGCACGAATGGTCCAAATCCTTGTTATCGATCTGGAAGCCGATGGCCCACTCGGTACGATGCGACGTATCCGCCCACGAGGTAGCGCCAGCGGAACTCAGATTGCATTTGAACGACAATTCCAACATACGGTCGGAAGGCAAATCGAAATCTATCTGCTGCTCAAAATAGTATTTCTTGACCGTCGGATCGCCGGTCATGTCACGCCTATCCCAATTCTCGCCAATCTTCCCCAACGAAGCACCATGCGGTATCGCGTAATCAGCGCTCCACATCTGCACCGCGCTGGCCGTGGACGAAGCGCCAGCGGGCATCTTCATCTTCCTCAGCATGGTAGCGCCAGCCGGAATGGTAGGCTCCGCAAGACTCGCGGACGGGGAACCCTGCGTGACGCCAACGGTCACATAATTGTCCGAATCCTTGTACTCCATCAGATTATGGGCCTGAATCCACACGATGTCGATACGCGGATTCGACGGGTCGCCAGCCGCGACGGCGTTCGTCTTACCGCCCTCGTAATAGGCGAGCGTCTTACCATCCGAATCGCCACGGCTACAGACAGCCACGCCAGCGGAAACGTTATATCGCAAGTCACTGCGGCCGGTGACGTTCAACCCGTCAACCAATCCCGTATTAGCCCACTGGGCACCGATGATGCGACGATGCACAAGAGGTGTCACACCAACGCCATTGGTATCGGGAGACACGCCCAAAGCGACGGTACTCATTCAAAACTCCTTACATGTAAGTGTCACGCACACTGCAATCAACGAAACCGGTGCCTAGATTCGATAAAGTCACACGAAGCGAACCGCCAGCCGGAATCGTGGGAAAACCACGCTGCTCCAACTGACGGCTCACATCCTGACCACCCAACTGGGCGGTACGGCTGCGGCAATCCAACACCAACGGCACATCCCGTACCGTCTGATCGCACACAATCGACTGCTGGGTGCCCGGAAAATCCAAACGCACGCCATCCATAGGCCCATGCACGACGAACACCGGATAGGCGCGGGAAGTGCCGTTGTTGTACAACAATCCGACGTTCGACCCGACGCCATCCAATTTCAACCCGTAGTTCAACGGGTAAGCCAACCCACGCAAACCAATATTCGACTCGGTATGCATCAGGCTCGGTGAAGCGTTACGTGCGCCCTGCCATTCGGTCCAATAGCCCGGACCATACCGCAATCCGACGTTCCCGCCGGAAACATGCATGGCCGACAATTGGCATGTGTACTCGTCCATGCTCAATATCTCGGGACGTTCGCAGGTCACGGTGATCGTGCAATCGTCCAGCCAGCCATCATTCGCATACTTAGCAGACGCCTTCACAGTGGCCCTACCAGTCGTATAACAGTCGTAGCCCGCATCCCTCAACCGGAACCGCACCTTGCTATGCGCACACACGCGGCGAACCTTATTGAGAAGCCGGACAACACCCTGACGGTCATGAGCCGATACAATGAAATGCAATGTCAGCACGCGAGCGGAATA